TTTAGGCTCTTTGAGAGGTTGGAACTCTGTGCTTGCACTTATAGAGCTGAGTTTAAACATCGAATTTACTAATTGGATATTTGCGGACATTCATTTTCTCCTTACATCCTCAAGCCATTCGTCTGCATTAATCATGTTCTTATCGTAAATGAAGTTCTGAAGGTGATCTGCGTCCCTGCATTTACGACAATAGCACAGAAGTATTACTGCCTTGCTGACAAATATTCTACCTTTTGGCTCCTTTGAGGACTTGTTGACAAGTTCGTGTCCTTGCCACAATGCTTCAATTTCAGACGTAATAAGTCCATAGCAATCTTCAGCGGAAATCGTATATAAACGCTTCCAGACATAATCCCTGTAACCGCTTGTCCACAGTTCCAAGGCAAAATATCCGGCAACAGCAGTGTCAGCCCGTCTTATAGCCTTCTGCATCGCTGACGACACCTCAAAAAAATCATATCCTCTAACAGTTCTGATAATCATAAATCATTGACATTTATTATCTTACATCAGTAAAATTAATACAGAATGACAAGTTTTGCAAACAGAAACTTCGCCATTTTTACGCCATTTTCAAAACTTGAACTTGCAAGTTATATTGTACTTAACAAGCTGCTTTGTTTTGTCCTTACCGTTATTGGTACTTCCCTTCAGATTAATGCTGTCTCCGAAATGCTTCTTGATAAGCATTATTGAACGCTGCTCCTCTGCCTGGTTCCGGAATGCGGCAAGACCTCCTGAATTGACGAAAGTGGATTTCTGCTCGAAGTTGTATCTAAGGTCAGTAAGTATCCTCCTTTCCTTGTACTTCATGTAACAGGAAATCCAAAAATCTTCCTTTAGCCTAAGTTCCTCATTCCACCATGTATTCTTGTTGTAGAATACACCGTAAGAACATCCTGTTATCATCTTTGACAATGAAAGAAATGCAGTTTCATCGTACATAACAGGAGATATGCGTGCGGTGAACCCGAACAGATGCACATCCATCATCTCAGCCATCTCAGCAAGGTTGAAAATTATACGAGTTATCTCATTCTTATCCTTGATTCTCGATGGTTCTCCTTTTTCGACGTAAATAGATTTGCAGGCGTGAACATCATCGTCCAGCATGAACAGGTTCCTGAAATGCTTCGCCATCCAGTTGCGTTTGGGGATGAGGCCGACAACATCGTCCGGATGGGTGACTATCTCACAGTCTGGATTGAACTGTCTGTACACGTCTGCCTGGCTCTCAGCAACGCAGATTATCGGGTCGTTCACCAGCTTTTTTGCGAACACCCTGTCGTGTCTCTTATGACTTGGTATTACGATTCTCAATTGCATGGCGTACATCCTTAATATCAACTACATTGCTTTTGCTCACTTTACCGGTCTTGTAACTCTGCATGTGCTGCATGTCAAGTGCTTCACGCAGCCAGTTGCTGTCCACTTCGTTAGAAGACATGACAATAAATAGCTCGTACTTCTCATCATACTTTGGTATAAGTGGATAGACGGCTGTTTCATCCGTTATGGCTTCGAAACGCTCCTTGAATTCATCCTTTTCAGGCTCCGGAGCAAACTCAATACCCCAGTCCTGCAACTCTGACTTGTCCCAGTCGTTCATCATCACGTCCATATCATTCTCACCGAATGATACGTTGTCCTTAGTTGCATATTCACGCAGCTTCTTTACCGGAGTCTCAGGATTTAGAACCTTGCAAGGAAGTTCCTTGTAACCAAGTTCCTTGCAGGCCCTAAGCCTGAGATTACCACACACTACAATGTACCTATCACCCAAAGGATATACTATTAGTTCACGAAGATTAAGCATCTCAGGACTGTCCTCTATGCTTTTCTTCATCGCGTCATAACGGTAATCCCTGAAGAACCGGGGATTCTTCGGCAGGCCATCAAGCTGGCCCTTGTTGAAATCCAGCAGACTTGTCTGGATTGTCTGAAATTCAAATTCTGTCATATACCAACTATTTAATCAACAACACTAATAATCAACATCACATAATAGCCGGAACATCACTTAGTACGGTACGAATTAAACTCCACTTTATCCTTCAAAAGTTGCTCGATGTCGTTGCATCCTATCTTCTCAAGATAGGTAAGCGTAGCTATTATGACATCTGCGGCTTCTTCCTCACGCTCACTCCAGGATGGAATATGATTGCTTCGCTCCTTCCCGGCCTCGACAAGTTCCCTCCATTCTGACGATATGGCCAGCACTACAGCCTTAGGAGAAGTGCTTTCAGTCATTTTTTTCCGCTTCAACGCTATCTCAAAACATCTTTTAGCCAATCTGTTTAATGTAATCATAATTATCTAAGTTATTGTTATCGGACTATGTATCAACTTTTATTTCAAGGGGAATGATTCATTTCCATATCATTAATTCAATTACTGTTCACCGACAAGTTCCTTAAGTTTCTCATTCAGATTTTCTTCCTTTTTAGCGTATGAACTTGTGAGTTTTGAAGTCATCTCGTTGTATCTTTCAGGATACTGTTCGCTGAAAAGCATGTTCTGTAACTTCTTCAAATCACTATCATACATCACAGCAGCTTCAGATAATTTTGTACGAATAAATTCTCTGTACCATCTGTTTCTATCCTTAGCATTATCTGTAACATATTTCACCATATCCATCTGACCTGTTTTCAGTCCTATTGAATTAAGGAACTGATACCCACAATTCTTCAACACCAACACATCCAAAATTGTCTGCTCGTTCAATGTCATTCCATCGGATTTGCTTGTATAGTCAGTCATATCATCCGCCCATTTACGCATGGTTTCAGTTTTCTTCTCAACCATCAGTTCGCCATTCCTCTTTATCTTCTGTCTGATATTCTCTGCCTCAATCTGATTGGATACATTACAAGCACCTTTGACAGATGAAGATTTCTTTAGATAATAAAAAGACACCTTGAATTCCGGTCTGCTGTAACCGAGGACCTCTATGCATCTATAGACCTCATTATTTTCAAGTTTCTCTGTAATCCTTTCATCAGATTCAGAATAAAAGCACGGATGGTCGAATACACTACTATACACAACCTCAAATCCCATGTCGTTGTACATCTTGACCGTATCTTCCTTTCTCTGCTTTTCATTCTCACTATCCCAGGATCGAGGAGGTTCGATTACGATGACAGATTTTCCGAATGTCAGAGGCTCACCCTTCTTGACGAGATTTTCAGCCTCCTTCATCACACGGTATTTGACATATTCCTGCTGCTTCCTGGAGAAACATTCACGATTAATGCACTTCTGCTCCTTACCTTTCATTTCGTAGAACAGGCACCCATGATTGGCAGTGTTATTGATGCAGCCAGAGCATGATGGAATCGAATCACTGAAATTATCCTCAGAAAAGAACTGTGCCTTATCAATTACACAAAACAGGTCATCAATATAATCCTTAATATCTGACAAGGTTACTCCATCCTCACCATTCACTTCTTCGTTATAGAATTCCTTCTGAGCGTCTACATCGAGTTTGGCAAGCAACATGGCGCCGGAGATAGGAATGAGGTCTTCTCTTAGCATCTCGATAAGCTCAGGAATAAGTCCTTTCAGCTTTACCCTGTCCTGCACGAATCTGGTAGACTTTCCAAATCGCAAAGCTATATCATCAACTGAATTGCCATTTTCTAGAAGCAGGGAAAATGCTATCGCTTCTTCAACCGGATCGACATCTTGCCGCTGCAAATTCTCAGTTATCATAGCGTCGAAAGCCTGTTCGTCAGTCATTTCCCTGACTATGCACGGTATTTCATTATACTTGTCGGATTTTTTTGCAAGCATATTCCATGCTCGGAAACGTCGTTCACCGCATACAATCTCATACTGAGATTCCGAATTGATAACTTCTCCAGTATCTTCATCAATTACAGAATCACCTTCCTTGATTACTCTTACTGTAATTGGCTGCAGCAGTCCCTGTTCTTTAATGTTCTGAGCGAGTTCCTCAAGCTTCGCTTCATCGAATGTTTTACGAGGATTTCTAGGTGACGTTTGAATTAAACTCACCGGTAGATTTTTAATTTCTGCCATAATTTTATTATTTATTGGTTTGACTTTTAGTTTATTACATCAGTAAAGATAGTTCAGAATGACAAGTTTTGCAAACAGAAACTTCGCCATTTTACAGCCTTTTTATCACTGAAATAAAAAGCCGTTCTACAGTCTTTTCGAATGCTTCCATCTTATCTGACCTTACGCTCACAATGCAATGGCCGTTAACGGTAAGATGTACATTATTCCAGCCAAAATAATTGCATATTTCCTCTTTTCTCAGTATCCCCTTTTTGTTGAACTTTATTTCGAATTTATTCATTTTCTCAGGCTTTCACCGCTGAACAGGACGGTTTTCGTTATAGCTCTCAGCCGGTCGATGGTTCTTTCTCCATATTTCTCTCTAAGCTCGTCTATCGTGAGGTTGGTAGTAAGAATGAGAAGTTTTCCCTTCTTCTCTGCCTCGTCCGCCAGCTCGGCGAAAGCAAGCCTTTTTTCTCCGTATTTCACGCTTAAATTCTCTGTACCTATATCATCTACGTATATGATGTGTTTCTGCTTTACAGCATCCAAATCAGCGTTCATCTGCTGTGCATCGTAGCAGCTTACCACCTTTCCGCAGTAATGGTTCAGGAGTAGGGGAAGAATCTTTCCGCAGATAAGGGTCTTTCCTCGTCCGCAGTTGCCGAAACACAAAAGTCCGCGGCCTTCATTTCCGGACAGCCAGCCTGCAACCTCTTCGTACTCCGGCAGCCATTGGGCGTTATCTCCGGTGAAATACCTGATGCCGTCCCAGAGAATCCTCTTCGCCTCAGGAACGGATACCTGTACGACATTCGGCAGAGGAGAGAAGCCCGTATCTTTGAGCCGTGCGATTGTCTTTTGAAAATTTATCTGTTCCATGTTTACCATCCTTTCTTGTATTTTTCAGGTGAATTGTCTTTCAGGACTACGCCCACATCGGTTTTTGAAGGAATTTTCTCACGACTGGCCCAGGTTGCCAGTCTTCTGGGAAGTTCCCAGGTCTTTTCCAGTTCATAGCGCATACGGGTGCCGGATTTGTTAAGCTCACTCCAGTAATCAAAGAAAGCACGAATCATTTCCTTCGGATACTTGCCGACATAAGGAACCAATAACTGGTAGAAAGAATCTTTTCGTGATAGAGTAGCGGCTTTAGCCGCGTCTTTCTTTGATACTACGTTAGTAGTAGTTTCTTTACTACTATTTTTCTTTACTTTACTTTGTGTACTTTTTGAGGAAGAAATCTTCTTTTCTTCTGAATTTTCATGCTTTTCTTCTGAAGAAATATGCTTTTCTTCTGAAGAAATAACCATATCTTTGGAAGATATTATATTATATTCGCGTACTTCACTATTTCTTCTGCATAAATCACATATCTTCTCATAGCGTTCTTGAATTCCTTTTGATGTTAGTATTTTTTCGGATTCGTATAAATCTTTAGAAAACAACCCGATTACCAAGCAGCATTTTATGACCTCACGTATGTACGCCTCTTCAAAGCCCGTTTGTTCCGATACAAAGAAAGGCAACTCTTCATCCCACCTCATGTAATACCCTTGTTTGTAGATGTTACATAGCAGGAGAGCATATACGGTAACAGCCTTGCCACCCTGGTATTTGATTAGTTTTCTGATTCTCAAATCTTGAAAAAAATCAATATCAAAAGGGAAATAATCAAGACCAATCTTCTTATTTCTTCCCATATTAATGTAATTTGATACATTACAAAGTTCATCTACTTTCAGAACTCTATCGGCATTACCTCATATTCAATCCGTGGCTCCTTCTTGTCGATGAATTTCTGAATGTCTATTTGAACACAATATCTGTCATTATCAATCGTCTTGGTCTGTTGCAGGCAGTCAAGAAGAATCTTAAGAGAATTGTCCAGATCCGGACGGTTACTTGAATAATATATCTTGGCTTTCAGCTTGAAATATCCTTTGACCATCCTCCCACGCTCCGGACACTGAATATAGAAATTCTTTTCATATTCAGTAAGAACCTTCTGTTTGGCCAGCTTTGCATGACCATTTACATTCACTATCTTATAACAGTTACTCTTACTTGGTATCTGTCCTCTTATTACATACATAGGCTATAGTATTACATTTGTTAATTGTTTTCCGTTAGTCTTTATCATCCACTTTCCTTTTTCCGGCTGCTCAATCCTCAAGTCCTCCACCTTACCGAAAGTCTTTATATTTCCGCACAAATCAACGACCCATCCTTCCTTCCCTGGATATGGACGGATAACACGACCTACCATCTGGTAGTACAATGCAAGTGACATCGTAGGCCGGCAAAGAACGATTGTATCCAGCTCCGGATAATCAAATCCTGTAGTGAGTACACCGCAATTGGCAACAACCTTTATCTTTCCGGACTTGAAGTCTGCCAAAATCCGTTCACGTTCCTTTTTAGGGGTAGTTCCGCTGACCACAGCGCTACAAGGTATCTCATTGGTGAGCATCTCGGCTTCTTTGACAAATCTTGTGAATACAAGTATTCCGCGTCTTGGTATACCGCTCTTTGGTTTAAGAAGCCTTCTTACCATGCTAATCAGATAGCCATACAGGTCCACACGTTCAAATTCCTTTGAAAGACTCGCGTCATCGAAGTCCGCACCGGTTGAATTTCTTCTGACATTCACAAGTTCTATTTTTGTCAGGTCGTAATATTTCAGTTTGGTAAGAAAACCTCTTGCAAGTAGTTCACTTACCTGACAATAATAGATTACATCACTGAAAACTCTAGGTCGTGTGCGTGTAAGGAATTTAAGCATCGAACCGTTCATCGTACTACACAATCTATATGGAGTAGCAGTAAGTCCGATTATACGCCTCTCTGCTGCAGCAAAGAAATCTGAATACATTCCCTGTGACGGATTAACCAAATGGCATTCATCTATTAATATATACTTGAAATGCTTGAAATCTTCCATGTGATTATATACGCTACCGATAGTAGCAAAAGTAATCCTGTTTATATCCTTTCTTTTTACAGAGGCTGAATAGCATCCGGCATCAAAGATTCCGTATGTCTGCAACTTTGCGAAGTTCTGCTCAAGTATTTCCTTGTTAGGCTGGAACACCAGCAACGGTTCATTCAGCCTTGCAGCTATGTCGGCTATGATGAGGCTTTTTCCACTGTTATGATGAATGAAAAACTGACCATCGCAATATAAATGGTTCCCATCTATGGTAAATCCGTAATATTCACCATTACCTATGTAATGAACGGAAAATCCTGTAACAAGAACACTCTTCTTTTGTAAGCGAGGTTTCCCTTTCCTGATTTTAACTTTTGTCGGGATAATATCAAGCTCTCCTGTTATCGTCATTCGGTAATATGTTTCACCGTTTACTATCTTAATTGATTTATCTCCGCAGTAAAAACCAAGCGAACGACAGAGGAATGCAATATCGTCAGCAAGCCTTTCGGATTTAGTGCAATATTCATACATGTTTCTATCCTTATCGTAGTAAGAATCTGTATCAAGCAACCCTGCAAGGAGTTCTAATCTGTCAGATTTGGAAGCTGTCTTGTAGTCCATCGGTATAAACTTAAAAGCAGATGTCAATCCTGATAGACCAAGACTTTCCAAAACCAATTTTATAGGATTGGGGGTCATCCTGCTCACTCTAATATTAGAAAAGCAATAAGATGACGCAAGGTTGTCAGGCTTTGTCGCTTTCCTTACCTTTACATTATGCTTTGCTGCAAATGAGTACAAATATTCCTCAACTTCCTTACGTTGTGACGTAATGCTTATTCCATTTGTCGAAGTGCCGTCACCAAGATACAATCCAAGAAAGTAAGGTTCAAAAACCTTTATTTCCTCATTCCCAAAATCTACGAATTTCACTCTTCTCAGTTTATGGAGATGTTTATAATTATTACTCTTCGTGATGTATTCTTCTACTGATATTTCATCTATTCTTGACATACAAGAAGGATGATTCTTCCCTTCATTCGTTTTGTAAAGGGACAGTATATGACCTCCATTTACAATAAATGTCTTACCCTTTATTGGCTTAATCTCATAAAGTTTGTCAATACCTCTATGAAGCTCAAGCACAGTACGTTTTTTTCCGTCATCTCCTACAAGGCAATCTCCTACCTTTATGTCCTCAACATTCTTCATAGAACCGTCATACATAAGAATTTTAGTTCCTTTTGCATGACAGCCGGTAGGCAATACCATAAGATAATTTCTACCGTTTTTCAGTTTGTAGTGTGATATAGCTGCGTTACTAGCTTTCTGCTGGTAATCTCGTAATTGAAACTTCATATACTTAATATTCCTTTATGAACTTTTTCGTGGCAGGAAGCACATAGAGTAACAAGGCAATCAAGGTGCTCAAGTTCCTTTCCTACAATTGAAACGCCATTTATCTTATATGTCTTGTGATGCACTTCCAATGGATAGCGTGCGCCGCAAATCCTGCACTTATGCCCGTCCCTTAACCTCACATCTCTTGCAACCTTTTCCCAATATGGGTTATTAAGGGAATGTGCATAATTGGACTTGCGACCACGCTTATGCTGCAATCTACTCATCTCCTACAGCTTGATTGAAATCATCTTCACCCATCACTTCACCTTCATCGTCCGGAATCATGTCATGCTCCTTGTCAAACTCTTCATCAGAAGGTCTCTCAGGTGCTGGAAAATCAAGACCGAACAGCTCCATCATTGCCACACGGTTCTTGTCTTCCTGTGCCCACAATGATGATTTGTCGTAGGATGGAATCTTTTCAGATTTGGCCAGCACGACCTTTCCGTTAAGAATTGAGTAATACAGGAAATATCCATTCAATGCTATGCGGAAAGTCTTTGTAGCCGGAAGTTGCTTTTCCTCTGTTCCTTCCTGTACTTTTGCAGCGTAATCCTTAATCTGCTTGCTCAATGAATTCAACCTTTCCTCAGCATCCGTCTTGATACGTTTTGCCTCTTCCTTAGCGTTCAGCAAAGCATTCTCAGCTTCAGGAAGCTCCTGCTCTACAAGCTTGCAGTATTTCCCACGAAGGTCCGATTTCTCCACATCATCCATGTAACGCAGCGCCATCTCGTTCTCAGGGAACAAAGCATTGAAGTGTTCATTCACTGCCTTAAGGATGTCTTTCTCACTCTCAGCGTTCTCAAAATTCAGTTCCATTGGAAACTGTTCCCGAACTGCTTCCGGAAGAACAAATTTCAGTTCCTCAGGTTCGTAATCTTTAATTATTGCCATATTAATATTTGGTTTCGTACTCGGCTGCAAATGCCGAATAATATTGGTCTGTAGGTAACGGTAGCTGTATTCCGTATTCAGTCATTATATCAGTCTTGACAGCATCCAGGAAATGTGACATCTCCATAGTGCTAAGACCTTTTGTACCTCTTGCGAGTTCCGTTGTTTCACCTTTAGGGGTAACAACCATCTTTGTAAGGAACTTCTTACAATACAGGTCATGTATTGTTTCCACACCTTCCTTTGTACTCCAGTACGCTTCACCGGTGAACTCACGCAAGGCACCACCCATGCACCTGAACCACATCCACATGAGTGCGTTCTGGTCTAGCGTCCTGGGCTTGGTTTTTCTCTTGATTGTAAGAGTATATTCACCATTACGGAGAAGGCTTAGCATGAAGTTGAAATCCTTGTCCATGGTAGCATTCCCGTCTTTCTTAATAATTGTAGCCTCCATAACAATCAGAACGGTAAATCATCACTTGGAGTCTCTGATGGGAATGGAGCGTTCGAAGAATTATTCCGGGAACTACTATTCTGTGAACTACTCTTAGACGTTGAAAGAATCTCCATGTTATCTGCGAATATCTCTGTGATGTATCTCTTCACCTTACTGTTATCCTCATAACTTCTGGATCTGATTTTACCTTCGATAAAGACCTTGTCTCCCTTGTGCAGATATTTACCTGCAACATCAGCAAGCACTTTCCATAGTACGATGTTGTGCCACTCTGTCCTGTCCGGTACCTGAGTACCATTCTGCAACGTGTATCCCTTTTCCGTCGTTGCCAGTGTGAACTGGCAGACTTTTGTTCCGGAATCAAGCGTTCTTACATCAGGGTCCTTTCCAAGATGCCCTATCAGCATTACCTTATTAAGCATTTTCTTCCTCCTTTCTTAATGTGATTCTTATAGATGCAGCAGTTTCAGTCTCCTTGATGTACTGTTTATACAACTCGGGATGCTCAGATTGAAACCTCTTAGTATCGAAAGATTTTTTGATTCCTGCAGGTGTTATGGTAGCTTTCAATACACCTGTGTCCCACGACTTGACATCGTGTTCAACCATTGCGCGTTTCAACGAATCCTTGAAACCGTCAATGAACGGCTGTATTCTCTCAACTTCCGCTACAGCTTCAAGATATTTGTTTATCACGTCCTTTGGCAATAGCTGTACTTCATCCTGCTTGTGTTCAAGTGCAGTTTCAGTATCAAGGTAACGTGTTCCCTCAATCTCACACTGCAACAGCCTTTTGACCTCCACGTCAGATTTCCGGACAAGTGGAATAAGCTCTGACTTTTCATTGTAAAGCCATACACCGTACAGTTTAGAAACCTTCAGCTCAGGATTCTGCTTTTCGAACAGGTACGCATATATTGACAACTGCCATTCGAGGTATTCAATATCCGGCTTATACGTTGTCTTGATGTCGGCAAGTGCTATAGTGCCATCCTTCTCCCAGACACAATCAATATTTGAAGCGAAGTGCTCTTCATCAGAGACTGTGTATTCATTATCAAGAGCTGTATAACCAGCACCAGTACGTATCATCAAGTAATTAAGTGCCTCATTGCTTTCTGGCTCAAATCCCGTTACATCTGCGAACTGGCAATCATGATGGACCTTTGTGCCCCTCTCAGCAGCCTTTTCCAGCACAAACTTAGGAACATCTCTATACTTATCAGGGAACAACTGTCTCTTAATCATTCCTGTAATTCCTGAAAGCTGCTTGTCGCCCAGGAAATAGGTGTGGTTCTCTTCATTGAAAACCACACCTGACTTAACTAACTCTATCATTTTGGAAATCTTTTACACATTGTTTGAATCTCATTCTTAAACTCAAGATTGTTTTGCATAGCAGCGTATTTTTTCCACACAGCATTAACTTCGGCTCGACTCTTACATACCCTTACTTCATCAATAGCTTCCTTTAGCTGTTTACCGGAAAATACACTTGAATTTTGCTGAGTCTTTTCAGACTTCTTTTCCTTTGGCATAGGGAACTGGTATCTTATCACACCATTGTTGTCTACAATGATACATTTACTAACCTCTCTGTTCTCGTCATACTCAATCTCACTTACAGAGAACTTAGTATAAGTAGAACATTTTCCCGAAGTGCTCTTAAAGATTTCGTTTGGTTCAAGTTTTACCCAAATAAAAGGTGCCGAGTAAAGTTCTCGACCAATCCCCCAGTTGAATCCGGCACGCTTGAATGCATCGGAAGCCTGACCTTTCTCCTTTTCCGTATTGGATTCAGTTCCGACATCCTGCTTGCTCACCCATTCCTTTTTCTTTTCATCGTAGATTGATATGGTGCAGAATAGGTTTCCGTTCACAACTTCGTGGTCTCTCTTCCAGTTCATTGGTCCGAACACCTCATCAAGAAGTCTCATATCCACACGGGCATCCTTGTACAGCAACAATGTGCATCCTTTCTCATTGATTGTACCGATTCGGCATTCAATCTCGTTTTCTCTCAGGGTTCTTATGTTCACAATTTTGTCAGAAAGTGTCTGTTGCACTTCTTTTTCTTCCTGTTTTTCTTCCTGATTATCTTTTTCAGGAACGTCTGTTTTAGCTTTTCTTTCAGCCATAATTAAAATATTAATGGTTTGACTTTTAATTCTTTACATCTGTAAAGGTAGTTCAGATAGTCAAGTTTTGCAATCCGAAACTTCGCCATTTTTACGCCTTAACCTTTGTTCTCATTATGATAAATAAAACCCTGGGGCGTATTCCCCAGGGCACATCACACACAATCAATCCTTTCCGATTTCGCGTTACCTTTCAGATAGAGTCAACGGCTAACCGATGCCGCGCGGATGAAACCCTGCGCTATCTTCGCCCTACTTTCGGATTCAATAACGGATTTCTTTCAAAGGTTTGTGGTACCGGCAGGATTCGAACCTGCAATGCTTGGCAATCTTCACGTCTTATGCGTAGAACAGTATGATTCGTTTTACATTGATGCCCTGTTTTCATAACATCATAACCAAGTCTACTAAGAGTTGTCAGCGTCTACCAATTCCGCCACGATACCATAGAGTCCGAAGTTCCGACACGGTGCCATTGGCGTAACCCCGAATAGGCTTTCGGACAAAAACTATGAGAATAACACCGGAACAAGATGTAAATTGTGGGCACTACGGGAATCGAACCCGCATCTTCGACTAACAATAGAGATTTCTAACACTAACAAACAAACATGGAATGGAATTATGCCGATGTTCTACCATTAGACCAAGTGCCCAGGAAAAAAATAGTACGGACGACTTTCACAAGCCAGTCCGTACACCAAGAAATTAAAACGTAAACATTTATGTAGAAAATAACCACCTTCACAGGCTTTTAGACTTGTTCCTTTTTTTATGTCTCTTCTTGTACGAACAGTACCTTAACACATCAGCACCATTGCAGAACCATTTTCCGTTCTGACAATCTGCCTTCTTCTCAGCACGTATCTTACCGCTCTCAACAAGCTTTTCCAACCGGTTCTCGGAACCGACTATTCCTGATGCCTGAGACTTGCTGAACTTTATTCCTTCCATTGCAAGAAGTATGTTCTCAAGAATCATTCCTGCTGTATTATCTGACAATATTGTAGTCATAAACTTCCCATTTAATTCGAACACCATCAGCTAACACGTTTAACCGTTACAATTCCGGCTTCACGGTCTGTCTTGCATTTCCATGACATACCTGAAGCACGTTCAACATCCAACCTATTGGCTATTGTACCCATAAGAGAAATTCTCTGATGAATACCAAAAATAACCTCTTCATCTATTTTCATGGATCGTAATGTCGATACAATAGGTCTTTTGCCCATAACTTCTACCTTTCTTTCCATATTATAACACAAGCATATACCGATGCAATTACAATGATTATACAGGAGCATATCCATATACCCTGCACCGGACTTGGTATTGTGATTGCTCCATACAACATGCCAACAGCACATATAGCTACCATCAGCATCCATATACGACTAAATACTTTCATAACTAATAAGTTTAAGTTCCGAGAGACGGATTCGAACCGCCACCTGCACCAAAAATCCTTATGCCCTCAGACTGGTGCCGTTCTGCCATTAAACAACCTCGGAATGTTCCCTCCGGAATTTTATAATCATGGAATTTCTCCGGAGGGATTTCTTAATTTTGTGTTGGAAATTCAAAAATTAAGATTTATGAAACATTTTATCGAACTTCTTCTTAACCACTTAGATTCCTTATCATTACTAGTAGGAATTATATTCTTTTTTATCAGAGAACTTTACAAGTTGAGTATCAGAAAAAAAGAACTAAAATTCAAAACCTTCTACTCAAACTCCGTCAATTCCATATCAGAATTCCTCGACTCTTTTCTTTCATACAAGGCAGCAATGAGAAACATCAACCTGATTGACATCCTCAATGGGAAAACAGACATCCTTGAATTGAATAAGATAGCTTATGAGCCTCTTATTGACATGAAAAACAAGAACCTGAAATTGCATTTCTACCTTGATAAAGAACTTTATGAAAAATATGATTCACTCGTACAAAGTTCCTCACTGCTTTATGATGAACTCAGGGACATAATATACAGCAAGGATTTGCCATACCCCGATAAAATCAATAAATACGAGGAAGCATTCACGAAATTTGAAGAGACTACAGAAAATTTCTTAATCCAAGCAATTAACGAATCTCAAAAGATGCTCAGCAATCATAAAGAAAAAAGAAATCATACATAATACAGAAGAAATGACCAACATCACAATCGCAATAGGACACCAATAATTGGCTCCGTTAAAATCAAAAGGTCGCTCTTCCTTACACGATTTCCATATTTCATAAACAAGGCATGGAGAAACCATGCCGAATGCCCATGCTGCCACAAAATAAAGCATTGCAAATAGATTTTTCAATGACTCGGCAGTTTCTATCGAATTATCTATAACCATAACAAACTAATTTGAATTAGGGCTGGAGAAGGGAGTCGAACCCTTTCATCAACGATATTCATTATTGCATCTCTATTTTTTATAACCCATGTTGTGCTCTACCGTTAAGCTACTCCAGCTAATATCATAAAACCTGCATACGCAGGCCGAATTGCTACAATTCTACACTCTGTCGGACCGCCCGTTATCCACGGTGAATTACTATACCATTCAGGTATGTCCGTCAGCCAAAAGATTTCAAGGAACTCTTCTCTATTGTTCCCGGATAGGCGGTCAGGCCACACCGGGATGTGATTTGTCAATCACCGAAAACACTAATTCTCATCTCTTCCTTTGAACTAAAGAGTTCTTTCTCGGAATAAGATGCAAATGCTTCACTGGAGCATTCCTTTTCTTTTGGGACCAACATATAATAGTAGTTCTTCTGTACTCCATCGGAATCCACACTGATGTTGATACCTTTGATTGTTTTCTCTTCAGCCTTCATTCCTATAAGTGTCCAGACTTTCTGTCCTGGCTGATACTTGGTTGGTTTAATTTCCATAATGGTTTTGACTTTTAGTGAGGTTTTTATTACGCAAATTTGTATCTCAAGTAATCGGCTTCATTTGCAAAGCCGGGGTCAACGATGCCGAAATCATCATCATTTTCAACAATGTGGCTTTCAGCAACTTTGAGTTCATCTTCAAGCATGCTGATAAATTCTTCCTTGCTATCGTCTGTATTGAAGTAAGATTGCATCTCTTCTTCAGTCATAGACTTTGCTTTTTCGATGTCAGCTTTAAGACTTTCAGCTTCATTTTCGTAGAAAAATTCATCAGTTTTCATTTTCAATTATTCGTTTTAATTTCTATTTTTGTATGTGTGTATGTTTGTATTGCAAAGGTAATCCCATTTGGTATAATATGCAAGCAAAAAGCAGAATAATTATCCCATTTGGTATTTTTTAACATTTATGTAGATTATAACTATTATGATGGTTGAAAGGTTAAAACAGATAATTTCCCATTTTGGAATATCTGACAGGCAGTTTGCATTGAGTTGTGGTATAGCCCAGAATACTTTAAGCAGACAGCTTAATGGAGCAAGAGAATTGAGTTTAACAACAGTATATACCGTATTGAGTTGTTATCCTGAAATATCAGCAGAATGGCTTCTTCGCGGTACAGGAGAAATGCTTCTGACATCTGAACAGCCAACTGCTTCAAACGAAAGCGACAGATTAAGCAAGCTGATTGACACAATAGCATTCCAGCAGGACACAATCAACAACCTTCAAAGAAAAATCAAGGAACTGGAAGCTGAACTTATAATAGCAAATAATCAACGTAAGATAGGGTAAAAAATCGTTGACCATGTAAAAAAATACGGCCAACAATGTAATTCTCAGTTAAATCAAAATCAAACATAAAAAAATTTAACTACATTTGTGTGTATGTGTGTGTGATTTATTATATTAAACAAGTAAAAACTACTATATAATGCCAGAAGAATTAGATATTAGAAAAATAAAAGAAGGTCTACCTGGTATAACAAAAATTGCTGCCGGTCAATTATATGAAGCATGTATGGTTTGCCTTCATAGGTCAGGACATCCTCAAAATGTCATAATGCCTTTGAAAGGCGATAACGAAAAAGAATATGAAATCCTCTGGGAAGATTATTTTGATGACCAGATTGATAGGACATATAAAGATCAGGAATACACCACAGAACACGGTGCCGTATGTATCTCTGCAATGTTGGCCATACATGAAACAGACTATACAATCATAGAACGTTCTAGGAAAGGAACAGGGGTCGACTACTGGCTAGGCCATGATGATGACATACCATTTAAAAAGTCGGCCAGACTGGAGGTCTCCGGAATATTTACAGGAGGAGAAAAGCCTCTTGAAACAAGATTCAAAAAAAAGATTAAACAAACGAACCAATCAGACTCTACGCAGTTACCTGCATATATATCAATTGTTGAATTTAGCTCTCCATTTGCTAAATTTGCAAAAAAGCGATGACTTATGAACATAAGGGAACACCACAACATAGCAATGGAAATTGCTGACCACGCCGATATGCTCAAAGCAATGAAAGACGCAGAAGGAGCTATTAGGCTTTATGCTGAAGCCTTCGAAAAAGAAAAAGAAGCTGCGATGTTCGCTCGTGAAAATAATTTAGGCGAACCTACCACCTCTATCCTTATCAGAAGCGCTGCGAGTCTTGCATACAATGCAAAAAACTATAGAGAAGCCGAAAGAATGATTTCATACGGTCTTCTTGGTGAACCTCCACACGAAATTGCCGAAGAAATGAGAGATCTCCTTGAAATGGTAAACTTCAAACGTCACATGGAGATAAAAGGAGTAGATTTTCAGGAAGGTGATATACAGCTTGTGATTAACGGGAAGGGAGTGAACTACGGAATGGCAAGAAGTGAAGACGTTATCGGAAGAATCATCAACTTTGTAAAACTCACGGAAAGAACCATAGAACGGAAATCAGGAAAACCATTCAGAAAAAAAGGAAAAGTTTCAAAAGAACTTAAGAACTATTGCGAAGCTTATATATCTGTCCCAAGGGCTGGAAGCCTTGCATTTACTGTTCGGTTTACAAAGGATTTCGATTCAACCATTCCCGGATTTAGCAGCCTTGAGAATGTAATCGAAGATATTACAACAAATATACAACATATCAATAACAATGATATGGAAGCATTGAAAATGAATATACCTGACGAATCTTACAGAAGCAATTTTATTGGATTGACGAAAGAACTTGCTCCTGACGGAAAAGAAGTATCAATGTTCGGTATTACAACCTTCAATAATGGACATATTAATCCTGTTCCTATACAAAGAGACAAAAAAAGCATATCAGATACGATAATGAGTGAATTGGAGTCTTCTTTAGATGAGAAAGGAAAAAAGAAAAAAATATCTACAAAAGAGATTACAGGTGTGCTTACAGCTGCAAATGCGATAGGTAATAGTGTAAAGATTTCTTCTGTAGATTCAAGTGTCACACTGAGTGTTCCAGACGGACTTTCCGATATAGTACGAAACTACTGGGAAAGCGAAGTAAAAGTAAGATACCGGAAAGAATCTTCAAAAAATATACTTGAAATTATAGAAAGTCTATGAATATCATAAATATTTACACTTAATCATAAACAAGAACATACCGTTTATGACAAAAAATATATTGAAAACATGAAAAGACTTTTATTAACGTTATTTGTGGCTGTGTTATCAATCAGCCTTTATGCCAATAACTACATCTATTGTGAACTTGTAGGAACCTCAAAACTTCTTAGCAACAAAGTTAAGGTACAAGTTGACTATGGACAGGAAACCTCTTTCTGGAAAGGCATATCATACATGAAAGACGAAAACGGAAAGAATATAGAATTTAATTCTATGGTGGATGCAATGAACTACTTCGGAAAACAAGGATGGGAATTTGTACAAGCTTACGCAGTCACAATGGGAAATCAAAACGTATACCACTGGCTATTGAAAAAAGAAGTATCTGAAGAAGAACTGAACAAAGCATTGGAAACACAAAAGTAATATTATTAATATGAAATATCTGTACTATATAATAGCATCTGTACCTTTAATTGCTTATCTATTCAATTTCGCTAATTGTAAAATAAGTGACGATCCTGAAAAATGGGCTTTTTTTGGTGACTATATAGGAGGTGTTTATTCAGTTGTACTCACGTGTATTCTAACTTATCTAATGTATCAATTGAATAAAAAAGATGAACAAATAAAAGAAAAGAAGATATTTGCAAAATCATTACTACATACAATTAATGAATTCAACAAATCATCTTCAAATCTAGACGTTGATAAAGTTGACTCTTTCAGAAATCAAATAATAGATAATGAATTTTTATTTAGGAATGAGTCAGACTTTTCAAGACTAATAAATATAGCAGATTACTATTTAACACTATGTTCAGATATAAACCAAAGAAACCCTGAAAAAGACATTCAAATAAAATCTTTCTTAAAAGATATATACAATGGGAAGTGAAATAAAAATACCAGTGAAATGTACTGTTTATGAATTGCTATCATTTTTAAAAGCAGTTGAAGTAATATTTAACTGGAAAAATAAAAAAACTCCTAACGTAATATTTAATCTTGCGGAAGTTAAAGAAATAGACATGTTAGGGCTTCTTCTTAATTATAAGATAATCGAATTTTGTGTAGAAAATAGATGTATATGTGATTCAAAACTAAAAACAAATGAATATATTCAAAACAAATTATCAGAGTTTAAATTCTGGGATTTGCTAAACTCTTATTTAGAAGAAAAGAGAGCAGACTATACAAATCTTGATTTTTTTATGAAAGGAAAAAGATTATTCATAGCGCCTTTCCCATTATTAAGAGAAAATGAATATACAAAAGCAAAGATTAAAGAAAGCTATTTCCCTAAAATAGAGGAATACTATAAAGAAATGGCTAAAAACAATGAAGAAAACATTGCATCTATGATACTACAATGCTTCAGTGAAATATTATTAAATTTCTGGGAGCATGCAGTTAATGACACGAAATCAATTATTATAGCAAACGGTAATGTAGATTTTATTGAAATAGCTTGTGCAGATACTGGAAATGGAATTATATCAACCCTAGGTCCTACACTTAATGAAAACATTTCAAAAGGTGAAATCCTTTTGAAGTCCCTTGAAATGGGAGTAACATCAAAAAAAGACACAGACCATATGGGATGTGGACTTTGGATTATAAATCAAATAACAAATCTGTCAAAAGGAAGATTAATTCTTATTTCAGAAGGACAATATGTTAAAAATGAATATGGAAAAATATCAAAAGGAGAATGCTCATATTGGGGAGGAACTATAATTTATGTTTTTCTAAGTTTATCCTCACCCAAGAACCTATCGGACATACTACCTGAAAATGAATATAATGAACTAAACAATCTAAATGTAAATTTTCAATGAAGAAATATATATCACTTGACGAATTTGCTCCAATAATAAGCAGTAAAGAAAGCGGAAGTACAATATACAATCTCATAAAAGATTCAATGCCACAAGAAAATGAAGTAACAATCGATATGAGAAACATAAAATCTATGGCAACATATTGTGCTAAACAAATTTTTGGAAGATTATATGTAGAACTTGGTCAAAATATTTTTAGTAAAAATATTATAATAAAAAATGCATCTGACAATGTAAGACTTATAATACAATTGGGAATAAGATTTGCAATAGAAAGCGAACCGAGATATTAA